TTGAGTGCTAAAAAAAGAAAAAAGATACCTTCTCCTTTAAGCTCTGATAAAAAAATTAGTATCGTTAAACAGCAAACCAATCTGCCTTATACTGACTTTTCTTTTTGTTCAAATTATCCATGGCTTTCTTCTGTTAACTTATTGAAACAGCATGGTTTTACAAATTTTCATTTTAATCCACAAAAATGTGTAGAAGATATGGTTCTAATAATACATGAGATTATTCCTTTTTTACACAAAAACAACGAAGAAATTTTTAAATCTAAAAAAAAATATAAACATTGCCATTTAGTTGATGAAAATAAAATAAACATATGTAATACTATATTTAAAATGGTCACCAATTATTCTCCAGAACAAACAATTGACGCATCTTGCAAATGGTGGCAAATCGGCATCAAACAAGGAGTTAGGTTAATTGGATTATATAACTCAAATACAAAAACATTTTATCCAATATTTGTTGACTGGCACCATTTGTTACATCCATCAGAAAAACATAATCAGTTAGACTATCGTAACTGTAAATATAATCCAACAAAAAAGCCCTAGCGAAAAACTAGGGCTTAATTTTTTAGTTAAAAAGAACCCCTACGTATAGACAAAATCGTGATACGTTGAGATAACTCAACCCGTCAAGCGTGTTTCCACCTTGAAAATTGTGTCCTATACATAGGGGCTACATCTAGTGTTTTGTTAGTTCGATATGATTATATCATATTAGGCTAGTCAAAACTACCCCAATAGCTCGTGCGTTTATTTCCTACACATTCGCCTGTGGCTAGGTAGCCATAGCCATTTCCTCGTGGTTGACGAATCCACACATAGCCGTCTTTGTAGCAGTATGCGTCATACTTAACATATGAGCCCGTACCTAGCAAAGCGATTTCAGGCGCTTTTACGCTTGGTGCGGTCCTCAAATAAATCGGTGTTCCTGTGGTAAAATGCCATTTTTCGCTTATCCAGTCCGTGCTTGGTGTAGGCTTTGGCGTAGGTTTTGGCGTAGTCGCAGCCTTGACTGGCGATGTATAGGCCATACTTACCCAGCCGACGCCATCTACCTCTGCCCAAGTGGTGTAGCCATTAACTGACTCGCCATTGCGACAGATGCGCGTGGCATTAAATTGGTAGCCAGCCGGTAACGTACGTACGATACGACTTGAGGTATTTTGTGCAGCACGCACGTTTAGCACTGTATCGGTTACTTGTCGGACGTTGTACGGCTCGACTTTGTAGCCGCCTGTATTAGTGGTAGGTTTCGTTTGTGTAGGCTGTGTAGGTTTAGCCGACACACTACCGCTCTCAATATCCTTTTTAAACTGCTCGCGACTAATACCCCATTTAGCTAAATATGGATAAGGGTCCACGTGGTCACTACCATTATTAGGTTGGTGATGCGTGCAATACTCGTGGGTTTTAATACCGGCTAAATCGCTACTGTCTAATGTGGTAGGGATGCCGGCTTGTTTAGCTAAGTCACGCAGCAAGCCCACATAAATCTTGTAATCGCGCATAAATTCATCTTTAGTCTTGTGCGACTCAATAAGTTCAACTGCGGCGTAGGTCTCGGCGTTCCAATCTCCGCCAACATCGTATGCTCCTCGGTTAGTCGGCGCGGTCTGAATAATTCGACCATTACCTACCACGTGTGTATAAAAGCCACTGTTTAAATCCTTGCGTTGCATGTAATCAGCTTCGTTCTGGGCGGTACTGTTACGGTTGCCAGTACTATGAGCATGCACCTGACGATAAGGTGCATATCCTACTTGTGGTGTATCGTATCGCATATTAATCACTCTCCTAATCTACCATTTTCAACGCATTAATTGTCGCTTGCGTTGATTGTTCCAAAGCCGACAAAATCAACGTTAACGCAACGCCAGTAAACGACTCTAAGTCATCTGGTTGGTAAGCTAGCAATCCACGAATTGTATCTGGTTGTGGTGCTGAACCTTGTTTACCTAATACTTTTTCAAGTTTATTAATTTCGTCTGATTTGCCTTTGCGGATTTTATCCACATCAGCTCGCTCCTTGTTTTCCAACTCGTATAGCTTTGTGTTTAACTCAGCTAAATTTAAGTTTTGTGTTTCGATTTCTTTTAATAATTGTTCTTTGTTCATGCGATTTTCCTCCTAGGTTATTTATCTTCCTTTTTTGTTACACCAACTGATAATAGGTCATCTTCTATCAAAGCATCTAATTCATATAATAACTTCACAAAGTTTCGTTTGCCGATGAGTGTATCGTCAGAAGCGTCACCAAATGCGTTGTCGAAATTATATAAACTCGAATCATTTATTGGATTTTTAAGTTCACAGTTGATAAATTCTGTGTATGATGAAGGACTACTGGTCTTCAAATATTCCACTGTACGATGACCTTTTACATACCACATTATCATCTCTGGTGTAGAATAAGGGCTTGCATTATATGGTCTACTAGTAGTTATTTTAATTGGACTTTCATTCCATCCATAATAATTATGAATAGTGTCCAATGGGAACGTTAGTATACATCCATTATCAAATATCAATTCCCATGGGTCCGCCTTACGATTTAGTCTGTATCCGTATGGTGGTCGTTTTTGTTCTAATTTACTGATTCTTGGCGAAATATCATCATTCAATATCGTTAGAACCGCCTCATTACGACGTTTGTTTTCTTCGGCAGACTCCTCAATCTGTTTGCTAATTTCTGAAGAGGTTGCGGTAAGATATCTAGATACGAAACCTTGCGCTGGAACCCAGATATAATCGTCTTGATTATCCGAGTCCTTTAATGATATACCTATTAAATTTGCATACATAAATTGTACTGGATTGCCACTGTCTTCTTTTTCAAACCTCATTCCCCCACCGATTGGGTCTTCAAGGGAATTTGGAACCATGTACGCAACACATAATCCTCTATTTTTCAACTCGGTAATCTGCGCTTTTAAATTGGTATCATCGTACACCGTATCTTTATCTTCTTTCGCTTCCAACGCTTCTACACGTTCGGTCAACGCTGTATCGACTATCGGACGTTCTTCTAAGGCTGTTACTTTTGATTTCAAATCATCTACATCTGCCTTTAATTCTTCATAGGACACTTTAACTAGATACTCTGGTTCGAAATCTCCATAAGTTTGTTCGACAGTTATAATTACTCGATTGTTAGATGGAAATACATAATCTCCCACAATGATTTCCAAAACATAGCTACCAACTGGCAATATTTTATCAAACTTAAACAATACTGTATTTTGAGTAATTGGTACGCTTTTTTGATAAATCGCTGTATTATCTTTCTTTAGAATCACTTTTGCTGCTTCTCCTAAAGGCTCCCTAAATTTAACGTATTGCTCATCCAAAAGTTCAAAGGCCAACTCCGAACCGAAGTCAGCCTGTTTGATTGTATCTCCACCACATACTTGCCTTAAATTTAAGCTATTCATGTTTATCATCCTTGTTCAATAATTTCGTGATTGGTCCTAATAAGTTGGTGTTTATCCCGGCATGTTTGAGATTTTCATTGATAGAGACTAATTCATTGTAGGTTTCTAGCAAATAAATACCAATAATAACCGTTGTACTCACTACATTAGGCAAGACAATCGTTAGTGGCACAATGACAATCAACACCAATAAAATTTGTACCTTTTTCAATATACCGTCGCCAATTTTTTTACTATTGATATTGCGATTGATTTTCGCTTGAATTAAACCGGTGATCACATCCACACCCATTAAAATCAAAATAAAAATCAACCATACTAAAATCTGACCATAATCGTCTGCCATTAACTGTTTAATCCAATACATCATTTGCATATTTACCACCTTTATCTTTCTTTTAAACAAAAAGTGCAGCCGCTGCACACACACTGCACTCTACTGCACATAGCTATTTAATCAATTTCACTAAATCATTTACGACCAACGCTAAATCTAACACTGCCTGTTTGACGAAAGCTAACTCAATATCTACATCATTCTCGCCAATGTCATATTGCACAAGACCTTTTAGCGTGTCTGGACGCTTCATATCATCTCCGATTAACTCGTTTAACTTGGCTAATGTTTGGTCTTTAGCGTCAACTATTGCTTGTAATTTATTTCCTTCTTCAATCTGCATTTGGTAAAGCTGATTTGTAATTTCGCTAACTTTCTGCTGATATTTTTGTAATTCTTGTTCTAATTCTTTTTTGTTCATTTTAAAAATCCTCCTAAACTAACTGATATGTCACTGTACCACAATGTACCCATGTACCTGGATTAAAATTCGTAAAGTACATATGTCCATCTTTTTGAATATGAATGGTCATTGGTGGTGGATTTGTGCTACCAGCATTTTTCGTCAAAATTAAATTGACTTCTTCAACTGGTCTAATATCGCTCGGAATTGTTTCGGCCAACAATTTAAATTCACCACTTCCTGACCAGTTAACGATTTGTCGATAAACAGATATGGTTACAGTATTGCCTCGTTTTACTAATCTTCCTTGAAGTCCATATCCTAGAGCGATATTTTTATTGTAACTAACAGCAATTTTATTATTGTACGCAGAATCAAACTTTCCGTTAAAGGTAGCGTTCATTCTATTATCAAAATCAGTATTAAATTTACTGTTATATCGACTGTCAAAATAGCCGCTGTAGTTAGATGTATCAATCACTTGATTATTATTTTGTCTGATAATGCCACTCACATACATATCTCCACCGACATCCAACGCTCCACGCTCGTGCATTTTGCCAATCCCAACGCCAACGTCTTTATGGTAACTGATTAACGTCTTAGCCGTGGAAATACTGGCAGTAACCACCATCTGATTAAGTTTGTCAGACAGAGTCACACGAATATCATAGCTTTTCGTGACATCCCAACCGCCCGAATTAATGACTGCACTGGTATTTGTCTCATTTCGCCAATTCGTCCAACTTGTGGCTGATGATAGCTTATACTCAGTCTTGACTGTGTAGCTATTGATGTTAGTGCTACCGTTTAAAATACTCGATACGCTAACCGGTTTCGTAATAATGACATTGGCACTATTATTTTGCCGAACCACACTAAAATTATTAATCTTAGGCGGTGTATAGTTTTGAATTTTAATACCGACTGTCCGACTATTGGTTCGTCCACGACTATCTGTAACCGTTACTGTAGCGTTTAAACTACCAGTACCCACATCAAATTTAGATAAGTCGATATCAATCGTACCGCCACTAAATCCAAAGGACTGATTTCCGATTTGTACCTTGTAATTACTGATTGACGAGCCGACTGTGCCGTTTGACGAACAACTAAACCTAAGTAACGACATCCCTTTAACATAGATACCTGCTGTCTTAGATACGCCTAATTTAGCTGGTACACTCGACTCATCCGAAACAGTAACACTCGGCTGACTAGGAATGTAGTTAGATGGCAGATTTAAATACGTCTGCCTTGAGCTACTGCCGACCAAACTACCGCCGTTGTATGTTTCAAGAGTCAACGTCCCAACGCCGCTCGTAGCATTCGGAATTTGACTAGCAAAATCACTGGCACTAAATCGCACAGTGAAATTCTGCCTGGTAGGTGGGTTATCCTTTAACAACACTCGCCTATTCCCGAAATGCATATATAGCTTATGCGTGAACGAAGAGCTAGCTGGATTAATATAAATTGTGCCTTCTCCGTCCATGTTAAAGGTTGTAGCTGATTGGTTAAACGTACTCGCGCGTGGAATAGCGTTCAGACTCCAGTCTTGCCTTGTCCACTCTTCGCTACCATAATACGTTCCTGACCAAGTAATCTGTGGTTTCCACATACCCTCAATTCGAAATGACTTAGATCCGTCTGCGTTGTGTGGTACATTGACTGTATGACTTAGCAATAATCGCTTTTCAGTCCCGTTAATATCAATCCTAGCTGTTCCGTTCTTACGATTGCCATTAATGACTAACGATACTGATTTGACCACACTTCCCGAGTAAATCGTAGACCACCCTTGCGTACCTTGTACGTATAGATTGGCGGTCACTGTTGAGTAGTTACCACCGACATTTTGACTCGCAGACCACTCAACGATTAACTTATGGCAACTATTATGAAATAATTCGTATTGACTACCTGATAAAGCCAATGAAACCACCTCCTAATTAATTTGGTACGTATTGGATAACTGTAAACTCATTATTAATGCGTGTCATTTTGTGTACGCCAACTTGTAGCGAGTCAACGACCGCCCCACGATTAATGTAGAACGATTGATTACTAAAATAAGCAACGACCTGTCCACCGTCCATAAACGACAGACTGTCCTTGCTTAGTAACATTTGCATTGGATTTCCCTTAGCACCAATCACAATGCCTTCTTCACTCTCGCGAATGTAGGTATTGATGAAATTGAGCTGCTGGACTTTTTCTCCTAGATTTTGGACAATCAATTGTTCTCTATCCGCAGCGTTTTGTAATTCTTTTTCGTATCGTCCGCCTTCACCTACGAATGACTCGTAACTTGATTTTAGATCATTCATAGTTTTTTGAAATTTTCGAAACTCTTCATCATCTAACTTCTTGCTGATGTCGTCGTAAATGACTTGTTTATCATTATCGTAGGCTTCTTGGTCTACTTTTTTAGCGATATTTTGGTTAGCAGCGTCGAGATTTTTCTGAACGTCATTAACCGCCTCCCACTCACTACTACAATTCGGTGTAGTGTAAGCAGTCGAGCCATTCGTATAGCCGATTTTATATCTAGTCCAGATATACTTACCATTTGACCACGTAGGCGGTGTGGTAGTCCAACTCCCACCTGATTGAGTGGTTTTGCTAGTAGATAAATAAAACTCAGCCGTGTAGCTACTAATGCCATTCCCAGTAGCTCCTGTCGCACCATTAACTGGGAAATAAGCGACTGAATACGTATCGGATGTCGTATTATCCGTATAGGTTAGCGTGGTCTTACTCCACAAGTATTGACCTTTAGGAACAGTTGGAATTGTACTCGACCAATTGCCTGTTGGATAACTAACGCCACTCGTTCCTGCTTGATAAGTGATTGCATAAGACTTAACGCCTTTTCCGTCTCGACCATCTCGTCCGGCAGGTCCAGTCTGCCCTGTCTCTCCTTTGATTTTAACCCACGTATAAGCGCGGTAATCTGTTGGATCTGACTGGATATAATCCGTACAAGTACCTAGATACAGCTTGCCACTAGCATTTGTCGTACTAAATCCAAGTTGGCCATCTGCGCTATCTGCATAGGCCGTGTGGAAATATGGCGTTCTTCCATCAGCTCCTGGTTTACCTGGTAGTCCGTCTGCTCCATCTTGACCGTCAGCACCCTTAATGAGCGTCCAACGGTAAGCACTAGGGTTGGTACTATCTGTTTGGTTAAAATCAGTGTAAAAACCGATATACAATCTATGGCTATCAGATATACTGAAATTTTTCTGACCGTCCGCTGAATCTGCGTAGGCTATATGTGCGTAAGATGTCCGACCGTCTTTTCCACCCTTCCCGTCATTAACATTAACCAGCGTTAACTCACTTCTACCACGTTCGACTCCGTCCTTGTAGGCAATTATCCGATATACGACCTTTTCGTTAATGCTATTTGCTTGCACTGTGATAGATGCATCTGGACCGATTAAATCATTCTCGCGATACCAATTAACGGAAAATTCATTCGTCACGTCTTTAGCGCCATCCATGACGCGTGCAGTTAAGGTTGTGCTGCCTTGACCGTTCTTAAACGAATAACCATTAGATGTCATGATTTGAACATCATAGACCTTGTTTTCTTCGATTAAGGCATTCATTTTAGCTAATAGTTCATTAGCAATCTCAGACTTTTTCCGCTCATAGTTTGTAAACACTGTCTTATTTTTGGACTTATCCAACAGCGATATTGTCTGCTCGCTGATTCGCGCTTCCACATAAAGCGGAGGATCATAATGCACACTGTCAATCAGTAGCATTCTATCGCCTATTTGGCCATCAACATAGCCTTCTGTCTCATAGTCGATTTTAGGCTCTGAGTGCTTTTTGAGTTCGCCTAACATATAAGCGTACAAGGATTCTTTGCTACTGTGCTCTGTGTCTTCGGATTCCAAACAGATAAAGCTGTCACTTGCCTTATGTGCTATCGCTGGAAATCTATCCCTTGCCTGTGGTGCATAAAGAGTATCGCCCTGAGTGTAATAGAGTAACTTTTTATCGCTATCGTACACTTTTTTATCAAGACCAGCGATTGTGAGACCATCTTTCCCATGCACCCTAATAGCTGTATACAATTCATCAATATTGGCTGTGTAGTTGATAACCTTTAATGACTTACCTACACGAATCGGCATTCCTGTTTTATCTTTACCGATATTTCCAATTTTGTAGACATTCAATACATGTCGTTTGAGTGAGTAGTCGTCATTCAATTCGGTCACAAACTCTAATTCTGCTCCGAAACTGTTCGCTATGCTAAAAAGCCGGGCCAGAATCGTATCTGTGCCCGACCATTCTAATTTCATGGATTGACTTGCTACTTCATTAAGTCCTAGCGTTAAACTGTGTTCAGGATCTACATAATCCAAATACTGCTTAAATGTCCACTTTGGCGCTTTAAAAGCTTTTCGTTTTTCTTTGTTCGTTTCAAGCGATAAAGAATAAGCAGTCAAACTACATTCATAGCCAATTTTTTCAAAGCTATTAATCGTTAGCCAATAATCGTTATCTGCATATTTAAACGCTAAACGACAACCTGGATAGATAGTGTCTATGTCCTTGCCATAAAATTTTAAAGTCAGGAAGTTGCATGTACCTTTTAGAAATCTCTGCAGTGTAGCTTCATGGAATTTAATGCCGGCGTAGTTGTCAAGAAAGCAGATATTCATGCTATCGGTTGAGTCGCGTATTGCTATACGAATATGATCCATTAAATATAAGCCTCCTTAATTTCTGCAGTAGCTGATTCAATTTCACTAAATGAAGATACATAAAGCTGTATCGTTGTTTCTCCTGGTGGCGCATAAAAATAATTCGTTCCAATAACTTCATCATCATGGCTGATTAGATTGTTGACATATAGATTGCCTTTTTCTCCATCAACATACATATCAGCTCCGCTCGGAAATCTATTAGGAGCATCCACCCAATAAGGAACGTTTAATTTGGTAAAACTTAAATCAGATAGATAATGATGTGTCACTAACTGATTCGTGGTATTTCTTCCAGCCATCTGGCCAACGAAAAATTGTAATTTTGTTGCTTTTTTATTGGTTAATCTGCTATCAGCAAAAGTAAAATGTGAGCCATACCAATAGTAAGTTACCTTATCGCCTACTTTTTTAAGGTCGAACATGTTCCGATTTTGGTCACGACTTTCACTACCATATGGATTACTGTTATTTCGGTCAATCCAATAGTGTGGCGTGAATTGAATAGTTTTCTTGACAAGCGAACCACCATTATCGCCAATTAAAAAGCTACACAAAGCCGTATTCCCAACTCTATCGTATTTTTCCAGCACCATCCCAGCTATTAGATGGTTATCTTGGTCAATCACCGTAAGCGCCCAAGCACCTGTTTGACCCATGCGCCCCGTTTCAAACCAAGCCCTTGCCCAAAGATACCAGTCTGTAGCTTGTTCAGGTAAGATAAATTCCTGGATGGCGCCAAAATAGCCACCACTAGGAGAATTGGATGTGTCAGTATATCCACTCGGCAATGTACCTAGCCATCCTCCAAACGAATTCCAAACACCCATGTCTGTAACATCTTTCTTTGCTGGATTCTCACAAAAATAATTACCACGCGTCCAGTTAGCAAAATCGCCACCCTTATTATTTAATAATTTGACGCTTTTTTTCGCTTCAGTCATATCTTGCTCGTTAGGATTACCAAACTGAATAACGCCATGTTCGCTAACAATTCCTAGATAGCCGGATTCTTTCTTAAGTTTTACACGATAATTGATAGGGACATCTACATTACCATCATTAACTATAGTCGTTTCATAACAGCCTTTAGCAGAGTTAAAATTAAATTGAAAAGCTTTGATAATTTTTGCATGAGCCAAGCCATCTGGCACGACAAATTCAATTTCACCTTTTTGAAACCAACTTGTGACATTTTCCATTTCGACAGAGCCTTTTACGGTTGCTAAATAATACAAATTAGGCTCATCAGTAATGACAAGCCTAATCGTATCTTTATTTAATCGCCTTGCTAAATCTCGCTTCACCGCTTGGATGTCTTTAGATTGTAAATTAAATTTGATTTTGATTATTTTGACATCACGATAAACGTCATGAACGATTGCACCAATTCCTACAACGTTTGACATGTTAATGTTTCGTTCATTTCCAATATCACGTTGTACATCAGTGATTTTCATGACATTTGATAAATCGTAACCGTCAATTGTTACTGTAAATTTATTCAAATCCTAACCCCCAAACTGCACGTTTAATTTTATCTTTTTGCGATTGTAAATCTGTAATTGGATCAACAATTTTTCCGACAAGTGTACCATCATCTAACACGACATAGGTTGGACGATTGGCCACGTTGTCGATTGCATCCAATACTTTTTGTGACCATTTTTCTTGATTGTTTCGACTTTCATCATCATAGCTAATTAATCTGTCGCCTGACGCTTTTAAGGCAACTCGCTTTGTAAATGATCCATTGCCAGTCAAAATATCTTCAGGGTTGAATTGATAACTAGCCATCTTGTCAATCATCATTTTGATTGAATCAGTTGCAGAGTCCACATTATTTTCGATCCCCATACCTACACCGGCTGGAATGAATTGACCAACCGTATTAGCGAATAATCGTGAAGGCGAATGAATCTGTGCTTTTGCTCGCGCTGCCTTATTCGCTTGTTCGATAATCGCATTAGCTGCAGCTGTCACACTACCTAAAGCTTGACGCATACCTCTAGCCACACCTTCACCAATCATACGACCAACGTAAGTCATTTGGCTTGCTCCTGAAACTCCAGCAGAACGAACAGCACTTATTAAACTAGACATAGCTGACTTTGCCTGACTTGAGCCAGACCGAATACCTTGACTCAATTTACTAGCAACATTTTGACCAGTTTGAGTAGCAATCTGAATCATCTTACTGCTAGCTGATTGAATTGCACTAGTCATGGCTTGCATACCTGATTTAGTTACGCTGATTGATTGAGAAACAGCACTTTTGACAGATGAACTTAATGCATTCATTGCACTTGAAGCAGTACTTCCCAAGTTGGCAAAACCTGCTGACACTGACGCTGCAGTACTCACTAGCTGTCTAATAGTATTTAACGCACCGCTTGCCGAAGCGCTAATTGCGTTAAATTGACTAGGGATTATGCCAATCACACCGCCTAATACAGCGATAATTGCATTTAACATGGTAAAACTAGAAACAATCATCATAATGCTAGATTGCACGCTAACAAGACCAGCGCTAAACATTAAGAAATTAGCCACGACGCCAGTCATTGATGTAGCCATGGCTGTAACCGAAGTTGCAAACATGGTCATTGATGCACTAGCAGTAATCATAGCAGGTCCTAACATAGTAATGCTGCTAACCACAATAGGAATAGAGTTTGCTAGACTTGTTAAAACTGTTGATATAACCGTTCCAGCAGTCTGAATTAACATCATTCCTTGTCCAAACTGTTGCATGCCACGCCCAGCAGATGCAAGACCTTCTGCAGACGCTGCAATGTCAGATACACCTTTAGCTGTTGCTGTTAATGTACCGATTAAATCGCCTAATTTTAAGTCTACAAGCATCTTGACGCCTTGCGCAAATTGCTTGAAGCCTTTACCAGCGTTAAGCGCAGCCCTTCCAATCGAATCGAAAATACCCGCCACACCTTGCAACGCTCTTTCAATCACGCCGCCGACTGAATCGACCACATCAGAAACACCATCTAATATTTCCTTGACTTGCGTTCCAAACTCTTTAATTAATTTGGTTAAGCTATCTAAAATCGGCGATATTTGATTGACTAGATTATTGAACGATTCAATGATTGACTGAATCACAGGAGCTAATGTTTCAACGATTTTCGTCACTTCAGGGATAAACGGTGCTAATGCCTGAACAATTCGTACTATGGCATCCGCTACAATCTGAACGACACTTTCAAACGTACTAGCGATTATCGAAACAATCGGCGTAATCGCTGTGATAATGCTAGAAACTGCATTACCAAACGCAGCAATTACAGGTGGTAACACTTCGAGAATAGATCTAAAGGCTGAAGCAACTGCATAGATTACAGGAGTTAAAATGACCATTGATTGAGCAATAATCGGTAATACCCCTGATACTGTTACGATTGCATTGGCCACAGCACCGATTAACATGCTAGCAAATGTACCGAAACCAACACTAACAGCCTGAATTACTGTTGCTATGCCTTGACTTTGAGTTGCTAACAAAGTAAATCCTGCAGCAATGATTGCAATACCTGCACCAATACCAATCGCCGCCACACCGACCGCTGCACCAAAGCTAATAATTTGAGCTGGATTTAGCATTTTTAATGCTGCACCGATACCTTTAAACGTTGCAGCCAAGCCTTGACCTAACCCTTTAGCAGCTGGGCCGATTCCCTTAAGAGTTGAATTAATTGCTTGACCAGTCGATTTAATAATAGCTGCCACACCTTTTGCTGCTGGTCCAATCCCTTTCAAGATATTATTAATCGCTTGTCCAGTTGATTTGATAACATTAGCCAAACCTGTGAATATCTGACTAATTAAACCTTTTGACCTGCTGACTGATTTAGTTGCACCGCCCATGGCATTATCAGCATTCTTCGCAAAAGCACTAAACGGATTAAATCCTTTTATAAAATTCAACCCTTTAACGCCAGCAGAAAGAATTTTTGTGCCTTTAGAATAAGCGATTAAAGCAGCAATACCACCTACAATGACATTCGTAAAGCCTTTAATAATAGCTGGGTCTAATTGCGAAATAAAATCAGCAATTGCTTGTACTACTCTAGCAATAACATTGACGATACTTCCAATTGCTGTACCTAGCATAGACCAAATAGAAGCGTCCCCAATTGAGTCAACTAACGCCATATATGCCAAAATGACTTTATCAATCGCATATTTTACTTGTTGAATTGCGCCAGTAGCTGCAAAAGAGTCAATAAACGATTTAACTATTTTTGCACCTGATTTTATTGTTGATAATAATGCTGATATCACATTAGTAAGTGTTAATGTCCAAGCAAAGCCTCCACTGGTCACACTTGTAAAAGCAGACCATATCGAACTTATTACATCTCCAACACTAGATAGTGCGCTTTTGAAATTGTTGATAAATACAGGATTAAACGCCATTTTAACGGCTGATTTAATATTTTTAAAAGCTCCAACAACATCAACATCAAGATTAGGAAGTATTTTCTTCAATCCTTTTTGAATTTCTTCCCCCATGGAGTCCATTAAAGCAGAAAATACTTGTGGTAATTTAGAAAACACATTCGTAATCATTGGAATAAAGTTACCAAATAAAAACGTTGAAGTGGTCTTAGCTAATCCTTGCAAGGATGGCGTAATATCCAACTCACCATCTGCCAGATTTCCTTTAAAATCGGTCCACGCTGCTTTCATAGAAGCGAACGAACCACTTAATGTAGAAGATGCTTCTTTAGCAGTCGTTCCAGTGATACCAAGACTTTCTTGTACTGCATGAATCGCTTTTACAGTATCAGCAAAGTCACCGACCGTGTAATGCTCGCCAGTCAGTTTTTCAGCGTCCTTCATTAGACGTTCCATTTCTGATTTAGTACCGCCATACCCTAATTTAAGGTTATCTAGCATAGCATAGTTACCACGCGCCAAAGATTGATACGTTTGAGTGATTGACTGCATGTCGGTACCCATCTTATTAGCATTGTCAGACATATCAATCATAGCTGTATTGGCTAACTCTGCAGCCTTAGCAGTATCTCCACCTAAAGATGAGATTAGAGAGGCAGAAAATGAAGTGACATTTTCCATGTATTCATTGGCTGATACTCCAGCTGTTTCAAATGCTTTTTGTGCATAATTCTTTACAGTGTCAGCATTCTGCTTAAATAATGTTTCGACGCCGCCAAGAGATTGTTGTAACTTCGCCCCTTCGCTTATAGTTGATTCAAACGCCCCTTTGACTGCGCCAGTAAGTGCATTAACGCCAGAAATGACTGCTGAACTGACTAGATTTGCGCCCAAAACTTGCTTAAAGATTGAACCGACTTTACTTCCAGCATTCCCTAAGCCACCTAAAACTGATTTAAGTTTACTGACTTCGCCTTCAGCCTGTTTTCCATCAAAGATTGCCTTAATCGTAACTTTACCGTCTGCCATTCAACCACCCCCTAATATTCAACATCTTCAGGCAAGGCATATTCTTTCTTCAGGCGTTTCATTTGTTCTTTATACTTCTGACTATCGCCTTTTTGCTCTTTCCAAGTCCGAATTTTTATCACTTCGATAAATTTCGTGTTGTCCGGCAAGCCATTTAGAAGCGCCTTGAATTTCTGCCAATGTAACTGGCCTTGTACTTCGATTAAGTCGATTTTGTACGCTTGAAAAAAAGATGAGTAAATATAGTCAGCGTCGTACTTCAAGCTAAAAGTACGCTCTTTAGCTTCATGCTCGCCTTTTTGCGTTTTAGGTTTACGCATTGGGTTTCCAGCTAAATCATACTCAATTGCTTCTTCTTGAGGGCTTGGTGAAATATGCTCGTTGAAAATAGCTAAATATAATTCAATAGCCGACTCAATGTCTAACTGCTTTAGAAACTCATTTACTTCAGCTTCATCAGCTTTAATCAAGAGCATTTTTAATGCTAGATAAGGCTTGACTTCATCAGCAATCTCAGAATCATGCCACATTTCAAATAATCGCAAAACATTATCAAAAGACAAATGTAAGGGCCATTCTTGTTTCCCTATCGTTAATACATCTTCTATTTTTTGCGATAAGTTAAGCATAGGTTACACCTTCAAATATTTATTGATTACCTTTGTTTCTTCTTCTAAATTAAATTCTTTCATGATGCCTTCCATAGCTTGCAAGAAGTAAATTAAAGCGTGCAGCGTTGAGCCATTCGCGAATTGATACACTTTATCAAACGAACCTTCGCCAAATAAGCTATCAAACGCAACTTTTAATTGATTTTTAATTACTTCTAAATCTTCAAATGTTTTCTCGCCATCTTTATCAAACGATTTGAATACTTGCTCGAATTCTGCCTGTAATGCAGTTAAACGCTGGATATTTTCGTCGCTTTTATAAAAATATAGCTCAAACTCTCCAAAATCTACTGGGATAGATGTTACTTGTTTTTGAATTTTAACCATGATAATTCCTCCATAAAATCAAAAATAATAGGGAATGCCCGAAAGCACTCCCTTCAATCGACTATTAACCGCCAACAACCGCCGTTTTCTTAGGCAAGCTATTCCAGGTAATTTTGCATGCGAAACTTTCGTATTCAGAAGCTTCTCCGTCTCCAATTTCGATTTCCGAAACAGTAGCCACACCGACTTTTTGCGTCTTTCCATCCGCAGAGACTTCTTTATACCAACAGAAACGACCTTCGCCTAATTTATCTTCCATGTCCGCAATAAAGTTTTGCGCTGCATCTTCAGGGTTTCGCCATCCAGTAAAGCTACGACCACGTTTGACACTTGTAACGGTGCTGATTGGTGTTCCGTCTCCAGTGAAGTCTGCACTTTCGTCTACTTCTTCATCATTTTCAGGTGCAGATTCAGTGATATCTTTCGCTAACCATAACCAAGCACCGCTTTGTGGTTCAGTATCAGGTGTTTCTTTCGCCCACGGTGCAACATAGTGCTTACGAAGTGCGTTTTTAATTTTTGCCATTATCCATCAATTCCTTTCAATTTCAATTGTTGCTGTAATGTCCAGCATGTAAATATAAAAGCCCTGGTCATCCTTGTCGTTGATGAAGGGCTTTGATACATCTAAATTTAAAAATTCATATGATCCATTTAGGCTATCAATTTGCATGTTCATAGCCGACAAAGCATAATTAATAGCCCAAAGAATCGTATTTGCTTTTTGTTGGTCTTTTGATTTGACAACTATTTCAAAAGGCAATCTAACTGTTTGTGTACCTGCCATATCTTCGCTAACGACTTGGCCACCAGGCAACGAATAAATTACTAAATCCTCGTGCTCAGATAAATAATCCAATCTAGCATTTAGTGGCAAGGACAGTGCATTTAGAAAATCGGCAAGTGACTCGATAAAATCATTATTCATAGTACACCCATCCCTTCTAACGCTTTCTTTTCCCAATCAGACATATAGATTGCGCTCGCTCTCAAATCCCAACGTTTTCCTGTTCCTGACGTTGTGTATCGCCTGAAAGTGAAAGAAGTTTTCTTCGTGTAAGACGAGCCATAAAACTGCGCTCTAGCATAAGGTGTATCATAAGTAACACCATCTTTATCGAAAGTGGCAGACGCTCTTAAATGACCATCTAGCTTTGGTACAAAACGTTCCATATCTAACTTCATTTGAGATGCCAAAGCTAGCTGTCCTCTGGCGAATGCTTGGGGCGATACTTTCTTTTCAATGCCTTTTAAATCAACATTGACTGTAATCTCACTTCCCATTAAATCACCCCAATTTCATAGCAAAACACTTGCATGTTAAATGGATGAAGCAACGTTTCGTAAGACTGAATCGTGTATTCATGGCCATTATAAATGACCTTAGCATCTAACCAACTATCATCAACGACCACATTACAATATTTAGGATATATAAACAAAGTAGATGTCCGATTGATATTACTATTTCTACCGCTTGAATTTGAGGCTGTAGTGACATCAAATCGTACATTGTTAAGAGTTAAAGTAGATAACTCTGTTTGCTTCCCCCATTTATCAGGCGGACCCACTAAAGTCACTTCAACACTATCAACAAGCATTCGTTTATCTATCATACAGCACCCCCGAATAGCCAAATCCAGCACGTTTCAGCGTAGTTAATGCGTCAATAGATAGATTATATCTTGCACCGTCAGAACCAAGCTTAGAACCACTGCTATAAGATACAGATGTACGCCCAATTTGCATACTGCTTATATTTTGACTGTCGCTTGCTGTTAAGAATCCAGTTTGAGTCAAATAACTCACTTGATAAGCAGTTGCTAACTTGACAGCCTTTTTACGATATTCAAAATCACTCTCAAAATCATTAAAATCATAGAAATAATCAATATAGGCATTAATAGACTTTTCTGCGAACTTTAAAAATCTTGGAAAATCTTCTATGCCATCAAAACCTAATGAAATATATTCATCATTTGTGAGATACATCAAAACACCTCCTAAGAAGCGGATGTATCCGCCTCTGCTTCTTCAACACGCTTAAGCACGTTTTCTTTTTCCGGGAACGCTGCTTTAGCAAGTTGATTAATCTTTTTCGCCTCTTTTTCAGACATTTCAACAATTTCGCCTTCATCAAATTGCCTGCCACTATCAGCCAACAGGAAATTAATCGTTGCTTGAAATTTCTTCATCTGCAGCTACCTCTCTTTTTGCTTTTGTACTAGCTTTTTTAGTAGATTTCGTTTTCTTTTCGACAAATCCTGAGTTTAGAAAAGCTGAAATCATAATAGGGTCGCTTAACGTATAAGCAACCCCATCTTTTTCAAGCGTAACTTTTTTCTTTTCCATCAAGATTCACCTACGCTTTTTTGTGAACGTAGATACATTTCTTCTTGTTATCTAAGACGAATGCATCATAGCGAATACGTCCTTCTACTAACTGACCGTTAATTCCTGGTGGGTTGTCGTGAATCTTATAGTCCGCCAACTTCACAGGCGAAGTAGTGGCCATTGAATGTGTAACGAAGAACTCTACATTTTCAGGCAAATAGCTAGTTGGTGTTAGTACGACTGGTAAACCGTCAATTTGCCCAACTTGACCTTTAATTAACATGTCTTGTGCTAAGTCTGAAGATTTAATAAAGCTTGCATCAAGTTTAATCATCTTATAGAAGTTAGGTGAAACATGTAATACGCGTCCTGTTGTCGGAACGAAAGCGTCTGTTAATTTCACTTGCGCATCTAACACTGCTTCATAAGCATTTTCTTTGGTGATTGCTGCAGTAGCGATATGCGTTGGATCAGCACTAGCACAAATCTTAGCGAAACGATACTTGTCAATCTCAGGAATAACTACTTCGTTTAATTGACGCGCTAAGGCTTTTCCTGCTTCCATTACTCCGTTAGTGTCTTGAGCAGAGCGTTTATCAATCGTAAACGTGAATGAACGGTCCTTGGTTAACACCATTGTTTGAACGGTATTCCCTAATTCTTCAGGAGTTCCGTAACGAGAAGCACCAGAAGTTTGATAATCGTTCATTTGAGTTGTTGGAATGCTGTAGACTTTAACTGTATCAACACCGGTAAAATCAAAATCTTGGTTAACGACTGCATTTGATAATGCTTCGCGAGCAAAGCGCTCATCTACTTTTTGGTCAAATTTTTGTGCATAATTCACTGCCATATTTTATTCCTTCTTTCTTTTAAATGCTGTCAAAGCCCTCAAATAGAGCTTTATCCTCTGCAGACAGTTCTTTATTTTCTGCATCAGGGTTCCCATTGGGAGTAATCGGCTTTGGTTTATCTTCAATTTGAAACATATAGCCATCAGATTCTTTTAAAGCTGTAATTTGTTCATCCAAGCCCTCAAGACCTTTATCAGTCAGCTTAAGCTTTTCCATATCCAACATAGCTCGGACCGCTTTAGAATTGCGTGCACCCGATTTGGTCAAAGCTAATTCGATTGCCGAATCCGTACGCAATTTAGCAATTTCTTTTTTTGCTTCTTCATCTCGTGAGTTGTATTTTGCTTGCAATTCTTCTAGCTGCTTAGATAACTCTTGATTGTCATTTGAGCTATTCTTCAACTTCTCAAACTCAGCCTTGTTGGTTTCGATTGTGGTATTCGCAACCTTTAAATCGTCTTGTGTGGCTTTGAGTTGATTTTTCAACGTTTCAACACTAGCCCCGTACATTCCTACAATCTGTTCGACTTGTTCTTCAGATAATCCTAATTTCTCCAATTCCTCTCGTTTCATAAACATCATCCTTTCGAGTATTTTTGACGTGGCAACGACCACGGTGGAGCGCTGTTCTTTTACGTCTGCAGCTGCAGAAAAGACAAAATAAAAAAGCGTACAAAAAGTACACTTTGATTTTAGGTATGAAAAAAGCACCTAGATAAATCTAAGTGCCTTAATTAAGCATATTCTTTTTCTAAATTAATATTTAAGCCGAACTCAGCTAAATCTTGGTCTTCTATATCTAACTCATTTTGAATCGTTAGTAACATCTCATAATATGCTAAACGTTTGCCTTCTAGAAACAATTTTTCGTCTTTATTTTGGATGTTTTCAAATTCTGCCTTTACATCATCAGCATCTTCTATCAATTTGGCAATAAGATACTTTAAGCTATCTTCGTTCATGATTAATCCCTCTTTTCTCTAACTCCTTAATCCGATCTTCTATATCGTTTTCAAACCTAGAAATTTCCTTACGCCACTTATTAAGCAGGCCTTTTTTGTAATCTTCACCACGATTTTCCCAATCATCAACATATCTTTCAGGCTTGTTTAACTTATCTTTATGGATAATAATCTGCTTTTCTATTTTTCTAATTGAACGTTTCAAAGCATTGTCAGTATAATTAAGCAGGCCCCTTTCAGCAAAATATTGTAAATCTACTTTAAAAAGTTTCTTTCCTTCTTTCACGTTAATTTTAACATCATTTAACTTATTTTTAAAGAAATCTTGACTAGGTAGCGGATAATATTTCTCCCTAGAATAATCTCTATGTAAGAACGGATTTCGTTTGATATAAGCTCGCATAGTCGCTTGATGTGAGCGGACTTTAGCCGAATACTTATCAATCAATTCTTTATCGCCTAGCTGATTAGCCACATGCAATTGCTCTTTCGCATGACGAATTTCACGTTCCAGCGCCCTTTGTTTCGATTGAATATTCGCATTCTCAATCGCCTTTTCAGGTGTAATATCTTTCAATTCATCATTTAATTCAGGTATTCGATTCACTCCAGGAATAAACGGTGTCATTGTATGCCCGCAGTTAATCCCTTGGCATCCACCAGGGCTACCATAGCCATAATCAGACAAGGCATATATTTTAATACCTTTTTCCGTTCGAGCGTTTCCAGTAGTGACTATTTGATGTTGTAAAGGCGCACACATTTCTCTTGCTGCTGCTTTCATGGAATAGTAAAAAGTGTCAATACCTAATTCTTCAGCAGGTCGCATACGCATTTCATTCTTTACACGATAAGCAGTCGATTTAATGATTGTCCGAGCATAATTGTCAGCTTTCCAACGTTTGCCGGCTTTATCAGTAAAACCGTAAAAGCCTTTTTCAAACCACTTCATGACTGTTTGATTAACAGATTGGTCATGTGTTGCAAGCCCTGTAACTACTTTAGCCACGCTTTCCTCGACAATGCCCTGATACGCTCCTATTACGCTTTTAGGCAAAGTCGTATTGATTAGATTATCAATATCAAACATAGCTTGGCTGACATAATTAGATAGCACCGTTTGAATATGGCTGTTATCAGTAACCAGACCTTTCTTGCCAGTAGCTTCCATTATCTGTTGACGAGTATCTTCGTAGATTTTCAAGCCTTCATTTTCTAATATGTTTCTTAGCTGTTCTTCAGCTATTCCAGACCGTTCGGCAATCATCCTCACGTTTTCATCATTTAGCAAGCCCATCTGTTGCAACTTTTCAGCTTGCCACAAATAAGGATTATCTTCTAACGATTGTGCACCACGTTCCTTGATACGTTCGATAACCTGGTCAAACAAATCTAAGGTTAATTGATGATAAAGGTCGGTCACTTGGCTAGCCTCCAGCATAAATTGTTCATCATTCAAAGCAGGCTTTTTCATTTAGATCATTCTCCATATATTCCAACATCTTCAGGGCTGCGCTGTACGCTTCCAATTGTTTCTTCTTGAATTTCATCCACCATCTTCTGCGCTTCTTCTTCAGTCACACCGAACGCCTTCATAATCGCATTCTTTTGGCTGCTTAACTTAGCTGTATAGGCTTTGGTCCAAAAGTCTAGCAAGGCATTTTTATCAGTAAATACACCATCATCAAGGTTGACCGTTACGCTATCTAAAGATGGTATTGTTCCGCTGTATATTTGATAATAAGCACCCAGTTCGCAAATAGACACGACTAACTCCTTGATAGATTGCTCTACCAAACTAACAATACTATTACGCATTTGATAGGTATCACTATTTTCGCTAACAACTTCAGTCGCTGTCTTCATGCTCTTACCGTCAAAAGTAAATAGCCCTTGCGACACCCCTATTTGCATTTCAAAAAGCGACAACCCCTCGTTTATCGCCTTGATATAATCATCTGCACGAATCGGTGTAGTTAAATCAGTAATAGCAATAGGATTATCGCCACCACTATCAAAGCTAATAAATACATTTTGATTTGGGTCAAATTCTCTGCGTACAAGCTCTTTTTCGTTCTTGTAATTAATAATTGTCTTGAGCGTTTGTTCAGGAACAGCTACACGGCGTTGGCCCATCTTCACTTCCCACATAAACTCATCATAAGTCCGATTAATAAAATCAATCGTAGTTTTCGCATTATCGAAAATGGATAAACCTAAAGGACTATTAATATCCTTGTTATTCATACCTGGAGTTTTTAGGTAAGTGAATAAAGGTCGGCTTAAATTCGCAATCCTTACTTCGTCATCTAGATTTTCGTACACTTCGCTCAAATCAGCTCTAGATCCAACGATATGCTCATGATCTGACTTATATAATTCGTTAGTGATTACATATTCGTTGTCAAACCATTCATGAATTTCAATTAGCGTATAGTACTTTGTTTGCTGACCAAATGATTTGGTGCTCCTTGTGATAATCGCAGCACTAGACACGTCTTGCGTATTAGTTTGAAGAGGCATGAATACAGGCGCTTGCACAAATGAAATTCTGATTGTCTTACCGTCATAATAAGGACGCATTGCAAGACCGCCCAAAGCCAAACAACTCTCTAAATAGCGCTCAAAATTCTTGTTAAAACGGTCATTTTTCAAAACGTCTTGAATGAATGTATTGGCTGAATTATCATCAACCACAATTTCAGCTTGCTCATTATAGACTAGGCTAGCAATCTTCTTGCACGCTGTTCTAGCAATCGGTAAATGATTAAATTCACGCTTAATCTTTTCGTTATTGCTGTTAATGAATGTCACTTGTTTAAACTTACCGCTATAATACTTCAAATTATTTGCAATTCGGTTGTATTCATCCAAAGACACAGCTATTTTAGGATGGTCGGTAATTTTGGTTAAACTTTGTGTTGTCATGAAATACTTCCCCCGATTAAATATCCTTTTAATTTTGTCGAATAAACCCATTTCGCACCTCACACTTTCAATTCAAGTAATTTCGCATTATCTAGCACGAAATATTTAAACGCGTCGCATGTATGATCATCTTCTTTAACGACTTTTGGATCATCAGTATGCAATGTTTTTTCGTCATAGCGATAAGTCTTATGCTCATCAATGAAAATCTTGTTTGCTTCGTTATCCAAATAAAAAAAGCGACCTTCAGCTAATAGAGAAGTCACTGTATCAATCATTGTTTGATTTTTTAATTTGGTAACCGGATGCCATCTGATGCCAAAGTCATGTAAATATTGATTTCTTAATGCACCTTCTGCACTATCAATTGTCATCTTGATAATAGGCACTTTGTATTCGTCCACGACTTTATTTGTAAACTCATGTAACATTACCGATAATTCGCTTGGTGCTTTTTTAACTGCTTTCCCGTGCGGCGAATAGTAAAACGTATCTAGCAAAATGACCTTATCTTTAGCAGTAATCGCAAACGCACAACATGCTGTGGCTGACTGTTGATGACCAGCATCAAGACCAAAAGCAATACCAAGTAATTTATCATCACTAGGAATTCCCTTTAGTGGATGGAAACAATTCATGTTGTACACGTTAGCACCTAGCCCAACCGCTTCGCCTAAATACAAATAGCGATAATAATCATAATCATTTTCCTTGATACGATTAATATCCTTTAGCATTTGGTCTGTAACAAACCCCAGTGAATCATCAAGGTAACTCGACTCATGCACCAAATAATCTATTTGAGTTTTCATCTGTTCAGCCCACTCATTAATCCAATTGTAAGGGTTACGCGGTGGATTATAAGACCATAAAAATTGCACAAATGGCACATCAGCACGCTTTTGACGCATAAAGGTTACGTTCGATTGGTCAAATTCTTCTGCGTCTTTAAATTCTGCTGCTTCTTCGTACCAAACTGCAATAATGTTACCAATGTCATTTGACTTTAACTTTTGAAAATCGTCTTGGCCATAAAAATAAAACGTTGAACCCGTCTTTTTGTGTACGATTTTAAAAGGCGAAACAGTAGGATTAAATTGATGCATTATGCCAAATTTTGATAACGCCCATTGAATTTTGTTATATACACTATCACGAATGGTATTGCCTACCTTACGAATAACCACCACATTTGCTTGTTTGCCCTTGGAAGTGAATTGCAACATTTTATAAACTAAAAGCAATGCTATTACGGAAGATTTAAAAGAGTTCCGACCGCCTTTAAGAATGTTATAAGGCTTTTTGGATGTCCAAACAGATTTAAAATTAGGATTCACGTTCTTCTGTATGTTCATCACTTGACTCATTTTCTTCTTCCTTCCATTCATCAACAATAATCACTTGACTATCTTGGACATCTTGCTTTTCGCTCGCTGCTTTATTAGCAATCTCTAAAGCTTTAATTCTAGCTCGCTGTTCTTTTCTATCCAAATCATCTTTTTCACTTGTAGCCATCTTATTAATTAATTCAATCGCTCTAACATTACCTTTCATAGCTTGCTGAGTTAAAGAAAACATGATAGCCATCTCATTTGTATTTTCAAATCCGAGTTCTTCCAAGATTTGAGCAGTTTCACTTGTGGCTTCAGCAGTTAAAATCGTGTTCAAAGCGTTTTTTAAATTAGCTTTTTTTCGCCTTGATTTTCCTGAAGCTTTACCGCCTTTTTTTCCTAATTCTCTCGCTTCGCTCGTGCTTCGTATCTTTTTTAAATTTTCTTCATTAGCCATACCGCCTCACTTCCGTTCGCTTTTATTTGTTACTTTTCAATCAACACTTGCAGCAGGAATCGAACCCACGCTAACAGTTTTGGAGACCGTTGTTCTGCCACTAAACTATGCAAGCAAAAACACCCCGGCACCGTCCATTATGCCGAGGAATAAGGAAAAATTTTAAATGACACTACTACCCGTGCATAGTAGGCAATATTTACACGATACACGGTCGCTTGCCAACCCTGTTTCCGCAGAGCTGGACTTTAGCGTATTTCAAAACAGCGCTTAGAGGGACCTTCCTCCAATCTGTTTTGTGATTGCCTAAATCAGAAGCATGCTCACGTGAAAGATTAACGAAGGAAGATGTCACCTCCCTTCATTTTAAATTTTTGTGTGAGTAGCAAGTCTGCCCCTAACTCTGACAATACCATAATAACACCTATTTTACGGTTAAAACCGCCATATTACCGCCAAAAAACCGCCAAAGTTATCGGTAAGCAATTAATTTACCATTCCTATAAGCTTCAGCAAACTCAACCAAGGCAATGCTTTTCATTCTTTCGATACTTCTTTCCGAATAGCCCATCTCTTGACTAATCTTATAATTCGTATAAATTTCTTTTGAACAAAAACTGTAGAGAAGCACTTGTCTGCTAATCAAACTCAACGCTTTTAATGCTGAAACCATTGCATTAATCTCCACTTCTGCATCAGCTAACTGTACAATGGCATCTTCAATCTTATTTCCGTGCGTTGGAACTCGTGGCATATCACTGATAATCGGCGACTTAATATCAATGCTAGATCTTCCGACTATCCGTTCCAAGCGCCTATAATTCTTCAGAGTCTTGCGTGCATTTGCCTTTGTTTTCTTAATATCAACTTCTCGCAGTAACATCAACCAAATCGCCCCTTTTATGATATAATTAAGTGTATTGTTAATTTAGTTCATAGCCGGAGCAATCTGGCTTTTTATTTTTTCTCAGTTAAATATGATTTAATATAAATCGTTTCGTGTTGTGTTTTTAAATCCCCACTCGCTGTATCTAACACATTATATTTTCTGATAATATTTGCATCTTCTTTCTCTAGCTCTAATCTATCTGTACTTGCCAGGATTACCACTTTAGCTTTACTTTTATCAAAAGTATATTTTCTTTCTGTTATGCGTTCTATCACAAATAAAACAATATTCGCAATTAACAATACAATAGTCGATACGATTAAAATTATTGTCAATGTGTTCATATTAAATCTCCTTTGCTTGTTTGATAAGCTGTATTATTTCTTCGGGCGTTTCCACCACAATCAAATGGTCTTCTAAAGTGTGTAGATAATTAGAATTTTCAGTGCTGAAAAAAATTTCTATATATTCAACGTTCACAAAAATTTCATCACCATCGACATAATGCACTTTAATCAATCTCATCATCTTCCACCTCAATCAATTCATACTTACCTTCCATATCTTCCAAAAATTCTCGTACTAGTTGAATAGATTGCAATTCTTGTTTTGTAAAGCGTGTTTGATAAAATCCCTGTACTAAGTTATTTCCAAGTTCAATCCATTGTTTAATACCGTCGTTATAATAATTCAAATAGTTACGTATATTTAACAGACCTTTAATGTGTATTTTAACCAAATACTTCTTTTCTTTTGGTGGTATCAGCTCGGCATCATAATTCAAAAAATCACCACTAATTTTAAAATAACCACCTAATTCTCTGCGGTATTTAGTATTACTATAAAATGAGTTATACTTTCCCTCAAAGGTATACGTATGAAACACATGAGTGTCGTATATTTTTAATGTCGTTTGGTCTTTGATTTCGCCATTTGCTACTTTTTGTAGCACTTCAATCATCTTCATCATTCATCCACCCTTTCAAACAAAATCGTATAATCATCAATATCTAATTTATCAGCAATGCGTTGGACTGTTGATAATTTAATATCTTGTGTCCCATTTTTATATTTAGCTGTTCTTTGTCCAAACGATAAATCTGTCCAATTTAAACCTTTGTTTTGCCTATGCCAATCAACGTTTTCCCAAAATATTTTGATGATATCGTTGTCCACTTGAAGCCACTTCCTTCTTCGTTTTATTCCACGCACGCATGAGTTGATTGTTTCTCTGTTTCTGATAAACTTTATTCCATCTGTTTTGTGATTTAGCCATTCAAATCAGACTCCTTCACGAACACACCATTTACCATCTTTCCACGTCTATCTTTAATCACATCATAGGCAGCAGCTAAACATTCTTTTAAATTCGTATTTAGTCGATACGCTAATACGGTTAAGTTTTCAACAACCATTCCTAAACCCTCGATACAACTTTGTGAGACAGAAATTCCACGTCCGATACAATCAATCAAATCAATATCTTCTAATCTTCCTATAAAATCAAGATTATCTTGTTTTGGTTTAAACACATAATTGCTACCATATCCTAGTTGTTGCTTATAGATAATCATCACAACTAACATATCGCCAATAGCGTCAATCGCACCTTCTCGGTCATCTCGGGCAATACTTGCGTTTAGTTCTCCAAATTCTTCCCACAATTTCAATCGTTGCTTGTTTGGATCAGCAGTGTTTAGTCCTCTCTCGATACTCCACTCTTCCACTTTCTTAATTAATTCTTCCATTGAAACCACTCTTTCTAATCTATTAAAAATAACATTAAACAAAATTTTAAAAACAAAAATTATCAACACTCAACCATCTTATAATTTCGTTATTTATACTATAATCGTCTCATCCATTCTTGATTAATCTTTCCGACATTGACTACTGTTCCTCGCTTATTGCATTTCGTACACGGACGCACGGTAATCAAATTCTCGCTATGTCGTTCAGTGACGATGCGACCTGTTCCGTTGCATAAGGTGCATTTTTTATTAACCATGAGTGTCACTCCTTAAAATCATTTATTTGCTATCTAATTTCACTTCTAAGCGATTTTTATTTAGTTTTAATATATTTATACTCAATATGTTTAAAACGCCTGATAAACGATTTTAAACGGTATTTTTGATTTTCTTCTTTTCACGTCTCAACCTTGCTCTTTCGTTTTGCCTTCTCAAACTCTCAAAACAGCTCATTTCCTCGAATGTGTCTGTCTTTCTGTCGTATTTAGCAAACACAACTTCGTATCTGTACACGTAGCTAAACATTTTCATTTTCAGCTTTGATGTATTGTCCTGGTAGCCTTTGACATCAACCACCTTGACTATTTCGCCATCACGATATTTGACAAAATCGGCTTTGTATTTGATTGCCTGGATTTTACGACCACTAGGCAATACATATGCTGGTAACACTGCAATAGATTTCTGCATTTCCCAATATTCATCAGATAGCGACGAGAATGGCTCGCCACTATCTCTTAACTTTTCGTAGTACCTCGCTTCAGCCTTTGAGTCAAAATTATAGCCATCCACTACGACTTTTTTATTTTTGTACTTGCTCATGAACAACCTCATTTCCAAGATATTTGCTAGCTTCTTCAATAATTCGCTCTAATTCTCTTTGACTTTCCTTGCGTCTTTCTTCTGTCACAGGTTCAGCTACGAATTTAAAAACGCCCATTCCTTGATTAACTAACATCAAAATTTCCTCCTGTTATCCTTGATTCCTGTCATGTTTAGAAAATGTTCCTGTTTTGCATTTTCTAACATTCGACTAACAATTTTTGGATTGTAAATCTTTTTTAACTCTTGACCACTTAGATTGGTTGTAATGATTGTCCTAGATCTAGCGTTCAAAATTTGAAACAAAACCCTTTGAATAAAATCGCTCGCTTGACTATTGTCGCTTGTAAAATTCGACTCACTACCTAAATCATCAATCACTAATACATCTGCTCGCTGCAATAATCGCGTAGCTTGGGATTCAGAAATACCTTCCGTTTGGCTGTTAAAACTCTCTCTGATTTCAGCTAGCAAATCAATCAAACTGACAAACAAACAACTCATGTAAGGTTGTGCATTTTCATTTATATGTTGTAAAATCGCCATGGCCAAGTGACTCTTGCCTGTTCCTGGTTGACCGGTCAAAATACAATTAAACTCATTTCCGTCAAGATAACTTTTGGCTATTTGTTTCGCTTGTTCCTTAACTTTTTGTGTTTCATGGCTAATCACATCAAAATTTTCAAATGTTTTAGTAAACAATTTTTCATTTCCAACAATTGAGCTTCTGTTAAGCATGCCATAGGTTCGTTCCTTATGTTTTCTAGCCAATCGTTCAGCTGTATCTTGTTCATCTTTTTGATTAATCTGTTCTCTCTGACATTCCGGACAAAATGGTTCAATCTTTTTTTCATTTACTTCAAGTCCCACCATAAAAATCAGTGGGACATTATGTTTTGGACAACATTCTTTTGTATATCTAATACGACTCATCATATTTGCTATATTCATGCTCTAACTCCTAAAATGGCAAATCGTCATCAGTGATTGGTCTCTGTTGATTGTTGCCACCGTTTCCGCCTTTCGTTTCTAAAAAATGGAAAGTGTTTGCTACAACTTCCGTCACATACACCCGTTGACCGTCGTTGTTTTCATAGTTTCTTGTTTGAATACGCCCAGCTAAACTGATACGTTCGCCTTTCTTCACACGGTCAGCTAACGTTTCCGCCGGCTTACCCCACATCACGCAATTAATAAAATCAGCGTCATATTCTCCATCAGCATTTTTAAAATCTCTAGTAACTGCCAATGTGAATTGTGCAACCGCCTTTCCTGATTGTGTGTACTTTAAATCTGGGTCTTTCGTCAATCTTCCTACTAGTGTCGTGTTGTTTAACATAGTTCATTCCTCCTAAAATGGTAAATCTATATCATTGTCGTAGCCTTTTGATTTGGCTGTTGGTTGATTTAAGTAACCGTCAAATTTCGTTCCGAATAGCGTTTCTGGTCGCAAATACTTAGCCATACTTTCATTGTTTTGCCATTCAGTGACTTTTTTATCAATGACTGTTTTGAAGTCATCAAGCGTGTATCCTTCGTTTAATCTTGTCTTTACTAACTTTGTATTTTTTTCAACGTACTTGTAGTTTTTGTCTAATTTTTGGTTGAGGTAAGCAATCGGAATACGTTGCTCATAATTTTGAGGATTCCCTTTTTGAATTTCGTTGATTGCTTTTTCATCTAGCCATTTTGGAAATGTGAAGTCGGGCGTGCCTGACAATATATAGTCTTTAGACGGTTTAGTTAAGTTAGGTTGGGTTAAGTTAGGTTTAGTTAGGTTAGGGCGCCAATTGGTTGACAATTGGTTGTCGGTTGGTTGACAATTGGTTGTCGTGTGTTCATACGTTCTACTTTCAGTTATTTGTAATTGTTGCTTTTCTTGAATATATGAAGTTTCTTTCAACCTATCTTTTCTAATGATGTTATGGATAAACCAATCTTTAATAACCACAACACCACTTTCAAAAGGGATAATGTATTGTTTGGCAATCAGCAACTTCAAATCATCTTCGCTAGCTCCAATTGTTCTTTGGATGGTTTTCGCTTTATCTACAAAACCATAATCATCTCCGTGTGTATTAAGATGAAAATATAACGCTTGAGTGGATAAAGGCATAGCTAGAAATTTGTCGGTATCAGTTATCTTTTTACTGATCATTCTTCTATCTCCCAATTTTCTACCTCCTTATATATTCAATCTTTTGATTGTTTCGTTATTTAACTTAACAGGAAAAACATTGTATCTTTTCATGAATTCGCTTAGCCCTATGTTATGAATTAAAATGTGATGTTCTCTGCATAACGCCATAAACGAGCTATTAATGTGGTCGTGCTTTTTTCTGTTGTTTCCCATACCGACTAAATGCGTTGCGTGATGGATATCTGCTTTCTTGCCACACAAGCAGCATTTTCTTTCTGTTAAACATTTGTATAAAAACCACTCTGTGTTTTGTGGTGGAATTTCATAACAGTTTTTAAACGGGATATTCCACTCTAGCACGAACGCAATCACGATATCGCATAACTTACCGACTTCTTCCATCGTCGCTTGCGAATGATTGGATAGGCTGATACTTGCGCCTGTTAGCACGGTATAGCGATTTTTGAAAAACTCATCAAGTATCTCTACTGATTCGCCTGTGTAGCGATAGATATCGCCTAGCACTGCGTAATAAAATAGTCGTTGTTGTTTGCTGAATTTTCTAGGGTCACTGATTGTCACTTCTACATTCATGTGACCTTGATATCCAAAATACAATGTTTTGAGTCGTTCAATATTGATATCTTCGTTTGTGTCGATAACTATTCTTCTGTTATCTAATTTTATAATCTTTCCTGAGTATTCCATCTACTTTTGTTTCTCATATCGTTTTTTTAATTCGTCAGCAAATCGGTTGATTGTCACGTATTGTTCCGTATCTAATTTTTCAATCGGAATAACTTTCATGAATTTATGGTCAGATAAATAGCTGTAGATTTTATCAAATGATTGTTCATCTCCAGTTTTTTCTGAAATAAAATTAGCTAGATTTTCGACTTTCTGTTTCAATGCTTTTACTTTTGTTTCGTCAATTATCGTAGCTTTCGCGCTATCAACTTGTTGTTTAAACTCTTCTGTATCTGCGTCTTTTGTATCATCTAGTAAATAAAGACCGTTTAATGCGTATTTTCTCGCGTAAGATGACGCACCGCCGGTAATTTGGCTATCGTCCATGCCTTTCTTTATTTCTGCTTCTCGTGCATAAGCTGTTACGTATATTGAATTTGACGGATTAAAACAATCGACGATTTTTGCGATTGCTTTGATATAGACTCTTCCGCCGATTTCGAATGGTTCATCAGTTAAAGTTAGGTACAAGCCGTATTTTTCGTTTATCGGCTTGGCTGCTTGATAAATATCGTCCGCTGATCGATAGTGATATTTACCAAACGAATTATATTGACTCTTCGGCGCTTTCACTTCAATTTGCGTTTTAACTAACCGTTCATAAAACGTCATTTCTGCTACATCTAATTTCTTTTCTTCTTCCATTAGTCAATCACCCTTTCTTCAAATCTTAGTATTTCCATGATTTCTTTGTTTCTGCCTTGTTTCTTGAAAATATTGATATATTTAATGATTTTTCCTTTTATCCACACCTCAAAACCTTCTCCAGAAAATGCTTCTAAAACGTCTATCAATTCGTCTTTTGAGTACTTTTCCAATTGTTCGCCTATTAATGCGTCGACTTCATCAGGAAACGCTTTGTATCCAAATTCAGTGACAATCACCTTATCGCCTTCATAAATTGGATAATCTGAAATAAAAGATTTATCTACAGGTTCTCGCTCTACGTTTACCTTTTTTTCTTCTGGTGGTTGCAAATTACGGTCAATCCATTCTTGCTCTGGTGTCATTTCATTTTTGCCCCTTTCATGCTATACTTAACTTGTTTAATAATTATTTTTGTCACTGATTGCCGTCAGTGGCTTTTTCTTTTTCAATGCAGCGTTTAATGTAGTCTATATACTGACTAGCTTTGATTGCATCCCAGTTTGCCAATAGCCATTCATTCGCTGCTTTAAAATCAAACTGTCTCATCGTTCTCTATCCTCCTGATCCATCCATCATCAGACATTTCGAAATTCGCTTTGATATAATCTTCTGCATACATATCAAGTAGATATCTATCAAATGCGATACTTCCTGATACACCCAATTCGTTAAAATCTAAAATTACGATTTTATCGCAAATAATCAAGTTAGTTGTTCCGGAGTTATTACAATATTTCTTCATCTTTATCTTCCTTTCAAATACTTATCAAACGCCGTGTCATATCCAATCAATAGCGCCACGGATGCCAAAGTGAATCCGATGGCCATCTTTCCGCCAAACTTACCACTGGCGAATACGCCCAGTCCAAACATCATCCAACCGAATAGGATGATTCTAAACATACCAATATTTTTTTGTATTTTTTTCATTTTATTGTTCATTTTCTTCGCCTCTTTTTTTCTATAGCCCCGTCCCAAGGTGCTATTTTTCAAAATATTTATCTAACTTTTTTAAATCTTCTTCTGTGTAGTAGACTTTTCTTCCATCTGTTCTTCGTGGTGTCACTACACCTTGTTTCTTGAGTTCAATCAAATACTTTTCACTGATGTTGAACATTTTTGCAACTTGCTTTTGGAAATATTGTCTAGGTTTAGGACTGTTATCCTGTTTATTAATCAGCCCTAATTCTGCTAACCGCCTATCTAATAGCTGATTCATTTTTTCTTCCATCCAGTCTTGCAGGATGAAAAGTATTTCTTGCATCCTGATCAACTCCTAAATATCAAGTTTCATTTGTTTGATTTCATACCGTGTAGCTGTTGCCGGTTCCCAATCATTGATAAAATCCATCACTGATTGGTAATGTTTCTTGCATAATTGAGTTCTGGCATCAACATTGGCAATTCGCTTGATGCCACCGTTAATATCCTTGAATAATGGAGATAGTAATTTACTTTGTTTAACGTTTAATCCATACGATCTAGCTACTTCATAAACACGTTTCTTAACACGCTTTGAAATCACGTTATAATCTCCAGTATCCAACTTGGCGTTTTCTTCAACATTGGATAAGCGTTCTTCCATGACATCAACGCGTTGATTGACCTCTTCAACACCTTGTAGCAGCAGTTGTTGAATTGCTTCTCGTGTGTTGGGTAGTCGCTTTTGAACTTCTTTATATTCTTTTTCAACTTCAATGAAATATTGACGTGCTTGCTTGCCTTTTTCTGTACGCTGTATCATTGAAATTTCTTTTGCCATGTCTAAAGTCATTGCATGGTCTGTGATTTTTCTTGTTCCACCGAATGCTGTTTCGTCATAGTCATTTTTGACTATCACGGCAAAATCAACGTTTTCAGCAAAACCGTACTCCGTCATTCTGTCAAACCACTTTGTGTATTGAGTTCCTACTTCTAAAAACTCGTGCAACTCTCTTCCACTTACTAATTGTTCTCCGTTTTCGTTTGTTGTAATTTTGATTAATTCCATCTTCATCATCCTTTCTATCTGATTTTGTACGCTTCAATTATTTTCGTCAGCGTTTCGTGCGCTTTCTTACTTTGATTATTTCCGTTCAAATAATCAACCAAATCTTGCTTTTTAATTCCGAAATAAACACTAACTGTTGTCAGAGAAATGCCGTTATCTTTTAGATAGCTTCTGATTTTTTCTCTTCCTGATTGAGTTTCTGGCATTTTATTTACCTCCTAGCTAAGTTTATTTGTAAGTTGTTTCGATAGTTTTTTATAAAATATATTGACCAAAACAACACTATAGTGTAATATAAGCGTATAGAAAATACACGCTACAACACATTGTTTAACACATATGCGGGCAACATTGCGTTTCAATTCGTTTTAGCTTTTTTCTATCAAAACAACTTACAAGAAACAATATACACTATAGTGTTGATTTTGTAAATAGAAAATTATACTTTTTTATTGTTTTTTGTAAAAAACAAAGGAGAATGCTGATATGACAGTATTTGAACGAGTAAAAAAACTTGCAAAATCACATTCAAAAACTATTAAACAAGTAACTTTTGACTTGGGTTATAGCGAAAACTATTTCTATAGTTTAAAAAGCGGAAAACAACCTTCTGCGGAAAAATTACAAGAAATAGCCGACTACTTCAATGTATCTGTTGACTACCTACTAGGTCGTACTGACAACAAATATTTAAATGCTAATCAAGAAGCAGATGATGATATTCTTGAACGTGCATTAGATAGCGCTATGTCATATGATGGCAAAGGTATTTCTGACGCTGATAGACCTATTATCAAGAATTTCATCAAAGCTTATCTTGAAAGCAAGGATAAATAGTAGGTGATATCGTGTTTGACGGTTACATTAGGAAAATTAGCTCGGAATTAAATGTTAAAATCGCTTATTTAGATTTGACAGAAGATGATGCTCACTACTTACCTACGCTAGATATAATCGTTGTTAATCAAAATCTATCTGAATTTGAACAGCAAAAAGCAATCGTTCATGAGTTAGCACATGCTGCATTGCATAAGAATGAACACAAATTGTACATGGTTACTTCTAGAATGCATAGACGTATGGAAAATGAAGCTAATAACTGTTTGATTGAGCAATTAGTTTATCATTATAAGGAATATACAGAACCTGAAAATGCTAACTGGTTAGATTTCATGGAGAGATACGATGTGGAACCTGAACATGAGTTTATCGTTAAAGAAGTGATGACGAGTGCGTATTATGGTAGTGAGCAGTTTATAAGTTTTGTTGATTAGGGAGGAATATTTTATATGGGTATTTTAGACATTTTTAAAGCAAATGAGTATAAAAATGAATTAGAAAAAATTAAATTAGAGTATGAAAAAGTTAAAAATGAAAAATTATCCGTTGAAAAAATGGATGCACTAGAGCTTCAAAACTATATAGATGAAAAAAACACTGAAATAAAGACACTAAACGAAAAAATAGAAAAACTTAAATCTCTTGAAAAAGATATTGATACTGTTATTGATGATAAAAGCAAAAAACTAGATAATATAAAGACGCAACTGGTCGATACTGAAGAAAGAGTTTATTTTGAATCGTATGGATTGTATACACCAAAGTATGATTTTGCTACCTCGATTGGATATAAAGGAAAATTAGATGATATTCGCAAACATCAAAAGCAGATGATTAAGGACAAAAGCGCAGTCAATTATTTTGATGGTTGGACCGTAAATAATAGCAAAGCACAAGGAAGAAAGATGACAAACGACAATATAAAAATGATTTTACGTTCTTTTAACAACGAATGTGAAGCTGCTATTAATAAAGTTAAATTTTCTAATCTATCAACAATTGAAAAAAGAATTTTAAAGTCTTTTGAACAATTGAATAAATTAAATGAGATGAATAGACTTTCGATTTCACCTTCCTATTTAGATGCCAAAATAAAAGAATTGTATTTAGCATATGAATATGAACGTAAAAAGGAAGATGAAAAAGAGGAACTACGAGAACAGCGTCAAAGAGAAAAAGAAGAAAAAGCTTTACAAAAAGAAATTGATAAGAAAAAGAAAGTTATTGATAAAGATATTAAACATTATCAGAATATGATTGATGAATTACATGAAAAATTAAAATCTTTATCTGATAGTTCTGAAAAAGAAGAATTAAATAAGCAATTACTTGAATTACATGAAAAAGTAGAAGAAAAACAAGAAGAAAAAGAAGAATTAGATTATAGAACAGCAAATGCTTCTGCTGGTTATGTCTATATTATCAGTAATATTGGTGCGTTCGGTAACGATGTGTTCAAAATAGGAGTGACAAGACGTTTAGATCCCCTTGAACGTATTGGAGAATTAAGCAGCGCCTCTGTACCATTCAAATTTGATGTCCATGCATTGATTTTCAGTTATGACGCTTATAAATTAGAAAGCGAATTACATAATTATTTTGATAAATACAGAGTAAATAAGGTGAATAATCGCAAAGAGTTTTTCAAAGTACCCATTGAGAAAATAGAAAGTAAATTAGAAGAATATAAAGATTTAACTATTGATTTTTCAAAAGATGCTGACGCAGAAGAATATAGACAAAGTATCAATTCGATTGAAGAATTTAGCGAATAAATTCATTTTTTTGGAGATAACATGAATAAAAAATATGTAGTCGAAGAGCAAAGTGGCTGTGGTTGCGGAACGTTTATCGGTATCTGTATCATAATTTATTTATTAGTAAAATACAGTGTATATATTGCCACATTTAGCATTATTGCGTTAATAATTGCAATAATAATATTCTGGAAAAAGCGATATCCTAAAATCAAAGCAGAACAAAATGCAGCTAATGAAGAAGCTTATTTAGCAGAACGCGAACGACGAATCGAAAATGAAATTCGCCGCCGAAAAATAGAAGCGAAGGAAAAAGAATTATTTGATGACGAAGATGATTTAGATTTCTAAACATACAATAAAAAACACACCCTCTCCCCGACCAAAGTTTGAAGGTGTGCCTGTCCAAAATATCACCACAATAAGTGGGCTATTTGCTATACATTTTAACACATTAAAGGAGTTGATGCCAAGCCTTAATAATCACTTTTAAGCCCCGTCCCAAGGTAGAAAGGATGATTAATATGGCAACATTTACAAAATATCAAAAGAAAAATGGAGAAATCGCATGGCAATTTAGCGCGTATCTAGGTATTAATCCTGAAACTGGTAAATCCATTAAAACGACCCGTCGTGGCTTCAAAAATAAAAAAGCAGCCCAACTCGAACTAGCGAAATTACAAGCTGAGTTTGATGCTGTCGAGTGGACTGAAAAAACAATTGATTTATCTACAAATGATTATACTAAAAAAGAATACACTTTTGAAGAAGTATTCAATATTTGGTGGCCAACACATCAATTATCTTTGAAAGAATCATCGATAAGATGCATTGAAGATCATTTTAAAAAGCATATACTTCCTAAGTATGGCAATTTAAACATAAAGGATATAACAACAATATATGCTCAAAAAATCGTCAACGAATGGGCCTTAAAGTACAAATCTTATCGGATATTTCACACGTATGTTAATTCTGTACTTGATTATGCAGTGATGCTTGAATCAATCCCAACAAATCGTGCTGCTTTGATTAAATATCCAAAAGATAAGACTATAATCGATGAATCATTAAAATTCTACACGTTGGATGAAGTAAAACTCATGTTGAGAGCAGCGAAAAACAACGATGGGATTTACGGCCATATGATGCTATATCCATTGTTACGACTTCTATTCTATTCTGGATTGCGAATCGGTGAAGCATTGGCGCTAAATTGGCAAGATATTGATTTTAAAAACAAAATGATTAATGTGAATAAAACTGTTTCATCAACAAAAAATGGTCATGTAGTAGTACCTCCAAAAACAGAAAAAAGTATCGCTAAAATTCCAATTGATCAGCATACACTTTCTATTCTAAAAAAATGGAAATCCGATCAAAGAAAATTACTTTTTAGCTTTGGCATTACCGATAATCATTTAGTATTTTGCTCATCAACAAAGGGATTGTTATACTCTCAATATATCTACATGATGCTTAAAAGGTTTTGCGAGAAAAATTCATTTATATTTAAAGGAGTACATGCAACAAGGCATACTCATGCTTCTATCCTACTTGAATCTGGTGCAACTCTTAAAGATATTCAAGACAGACTTAGACACGCAAACATCCAAATGACAATGAATATATATAGCCATTTAACAGATAAAAAGCGTGTAGAAACTGTCGATAAATTTGTTGCTTATATGAATGATTAA